AATAGATATTATTTACAGGTTGATAAAGAAAAAGTAAAATATGGAAAAAGTAGATTACCAAAACAAGATGGCCGCAGCTCCGGTTGAAATGAGCATAAAAGATTACGCCGACCTTCGAGGCGTAACGGTTGGTGCCGTTTACGATGGCATCCGTAATAAGCGGAACCAGCCGGGACTGCTGGAAACAAAGTTAATAGGCACGCATTACATACTTTTGGTGGATAAGGGTAGTGTGGTGAAGGCTGAATAATGGTTTGTCGGGTAGCGGAACAGGAACGCGCGGGATGGCAAGTCCCGAAGGATGCAGGTTCGACTCCTGCCCCGGCAACTAAAAATAAAAATTATTGTGTCAGGTGGCGGAATGGTAGACGCTGTACCGAGCTTCAGATACCTTCTATGGTCGGCTCATAAATTCTGTTTGCAGGTTCGACTCCTGCCTTGACAACATGTTTTGGGTTTTCGTTTATATAGCAAATCGCCTGAAGTGTCTACTTCGGGCTTTGTTTAACGTTCTGCCAGCTTTGCGTTCGTGCTGGCATTTGAAAAACGAATGCTTAACATTTAATCTAAAGTTCAAATGAGTACAGAAGTTCAAAACACAACGTCCAGCCAGCATGACGCAAAACTGCTTGTTATGTGCCGTGCTTTGTTGGATGCCATTGAAGCTGAGCATAAAGAAGATTATAGTGCAATAGATGAAAGTTGGCAATGGGCGATGAATGAAATGTCAGATGCCGTAATTGAAGCGTGGAATGAGAAAACAAAAGCTATTAATAAATGTGCTGATGAGCTAAGGCGTTATCTGTCTGAGCATGGCACATAACTTCGGGCTTTGTTTAACGGCAAGGCATATTGCGAAGTGTGAAAATGGCATGTACAAAAGATAGGATATTGATTAGCTCATTCATGCACACCGTAAGCATTGCATAAAACCAAATGTTGTGTGCTGTTTTTAGTTAACGAAGTATTAACAAATTGAATGGAAAACTTTTTAAATAACTCCCGTTTATACTATTAGGAGGAACACATAATGGAAGCAATTAAAATTAATTCAAAGTATGTTACGTTGAAGTTGACCCATGAAGAAGCGGAGCAATTAATTCAGCTATGTACTGCTGCAAATGCGGATGGTGACCACAAGGAATGGATGATAAGCGCACAATCAACAAAGAAAGAATTAGCCGCTTTGGATAGTGTTTACGAAAAAGTAATTTCACTAAGGCGTATTCTTTAAATGGCACACAACGGAAAAGCATTTATGCAGGTATTAAATTTATAATCTTATGTTCCCAAAATTTGATAAAGTAATTAATGATGACCAGCAGCCGAGTGGCAGCACTTCTGCCAATACTTGCATAAATGCAAATGTTAGCGGCTGGCATCCATATTCTAATGAATATTACATGGTTAAGCTGAAAGAAGTAGAGCATCATACAGAACAGATGAAACTGTGCTTTGATAATCAAAAGGCTTTTACATATCACTTAAACCAAGCAAAACGGAATCTAAATGCTTGCCGCTAACAAAAGTATTTGCGAAGTGGGGGTGTTTGAAATATGATAGTTTGGCTCATACCCGAATGATGCTTATGGATTGACAGTTGAAGTTTTATACGGTCTTTGTCTTTAAATACCCTATATCAAACTCCCTCCCAACGGATCACTCGGCTTCCTTATCAACCTGCCATCCGCACCCTTCTTTGGAACGGCAACTATGCGGCAGCGGCAATTAATTACGTCCTGCGGCCCGGCTCCGTTACTTATGTCGCCCGGATATGCCATTTGCGCACCGCTTACCGGGTCTGTGAATAAGGCTTCCTGGTCAACCGCCACGCCATTCAACGCCCAATGATTGGAATGTCCGTTAGGTATTCGCCCTCGGGTCCGTAAGTCATTAGCTGCACTCCATACCTTTTCCGTAACCCATTTACTCTTATCGCCTGCCGCCTGGTGCCCTGCGTTTCTTGCCCTATTTACCTCCGTCCGTGCAATGGTTAACGACCTCTGCCTGATTGATTTAAATGTAAGTTTCTCAAATTCCTTTGTCGCCTCGATACGCTTTGCCACATCTAATTGCCCCCAACCTTCACTAATTGCGGTTTCAAATAGCTTAATCAGGTTTTTGTAAGTGGTGCCAGTTATTTCTGTGGTGAGCTGGTTTAGGGCATTATTAGTGAGGTAGTCAAAAACCACTTTTAGCCAATCAGTAACGTAATTGCGTTTTTCCGCATCCTCTGCCAGACGGTCAATGTTTCGATAGGCTCGTTCCGCTTCGTCCTGAAAAACCTTGTTTTCAATGGACTTTAGTACCTCATAAATGGGCATCGGGTCAAGCTGTGAAGCTGTCGCCATTGCGCCGTATAGGTCGCCTGATTGCAGGATGGTTAATACCGGACGTACTTGCTGCCTGAGTGCTTTAGCGATTCTTTGGCGGTGTGTCATGGGTGCAAAGGTACGGGAACATTGAAATTTGCGGCAAATGGTCGTTAATTCTTTTGCAGGCTATTTCAAAATACTTATCGTCTTTCTCTATCCCTATAAAGTTCCTGTTTAGGTTTTTGCAGGCTATTCCTGTGGTACCCGAACCCATGCAGTTATCTAAAACTGTTTGGCCTTCATTTGTGTATGTTTTGATTAAGTATTCAAATAATGAAATCGGCTTTTGTGTTGGGTGCAAACTATTATTGTTTGGGTTTTTAAATTCCTGCACAGTTGTTGGGTATCTCGTTCCATTGTCTTTTTTACGGATATTTACAAAACCTTTGCTTCCATTATAAGCACCGCCATCTTTTACAATACTTGGGTTTACATTTTTTCGTTTATCAATTAAATGTTCAGGGGCATCCGTTTTTATTGGATAAAATGGCACTTTACCTTTTGCAAATACAACTATATTTTCGTGTGCTTTTAATGGCATCCTTGTAGCGTTTAAATTCCCACTATACCTTGTTTTTTTGTATATCCATTCATACTTAAATAGTTTCGGGTTACTCATTACTAAAGCACTTGTAAAAGGTTGTGAAGCGGTTAATACTATTGCTCCGTTTTGCTTTATAATTCTTTCGTATTGCTCCCAAAGTTTGTCAAATCGTATTATAGTATCCCATTTACAAGCGGTTGTCCCGTATGGTAAATCGCACAAAATCATGTCAATACTTTTATCTGCAATCTTATCCATTTCCACTAAGCAATCCCCTTTCCATAACTCTATCATAAGTAAGTTTTAACTATTTCAAATACCCTATCAACTCTTGCCGCGTTCGTCCTGCCGCCTACCCAATTGCTACCCTTCACAATATGCAAAAATGACTCTGCAAATATCTCATAGTCATCTTTTGCTTCGTATGTCATTTGCCGTACAAAGTTGTAAACGGTATGCAATTGGCCGCCGGTGTCCATGCCTAAGCAGGGCATGAAGTCAAGGCAGCCTACTGAAGTGCGGATAAACAGGCAGGCCGGATTCGGGTACAATATCCCCTTTCTAACCTGATTGGATGCAAAGAAAAACTTGCCATCAATCTCCGTCTTTATGTTTATTTTCTCAATTGGAAAACAGTCATGGTCAAGTATGCCAATAATTTCATGGTCTTGTTTATTCAGATTGTACGCAACGTTAAGTGCGCTTGCATGGCTTTTGCTGAAGTCGGACGTGCCAACCTCAAGGTGTGTGTACTTGCAATCATACTTCGCAGCTATCTCCCTGCATCCGCTGTCAATGTTTCCGGTGTTAACCACATGGATATTATCCGGCTCAAGGTTTTTTAGAATCAGCGGAATTTGTGCCGCCAAAAAGTTTGGCCGGTTAAAGTTGACTACTATTATAATCATTTACTTTTCTTTAAGGCGTAAGCAATGCGAGTGCCCTCAACCCGATAAACTTCGTAACTTTTGCCAATCCCGGCCAATATTCCGGCCATTACTTCGGGCATATCGGAGTCGTGCCAGACGATAAGTTTGGCCTTACATTTAACCGCCTGTTTGGTTTCGTGCTTTACCGCCGCCTCGGTATGTTCCGCATCTATCCAGTAGGCGTCACATGGGTACTTGCTGTAATCAAATGTCATACTATCCCCCCTTAGCTGCGTAAATGGTCGCTTGCATAGGCTGCCTACCTTATCGCCCTTGCCTTCACTAATCGGGTGTTGTAGGCTTATGTGAGCTAATTCGGTTGGCAGGTCAAGGCTGTAAACATTTGCCGTTGGCACTGCGTTGCAAATGATTTCCGTTCCCATGCCCATGTTTGTACCGCATTCGAATACCGATTTAGGCTTGTGCAACTTTAGCAGGCAATGGAGGATTAAATAGTCCTCTTTGAATCCGTGGAACTCAGTGTTAAGGATGGCATCAACGGCCAATTCCTTTGTGAAAATGTCGGTAAATGTTTGTGTTTTCATTTTGTACTTATTTTAAAAAGTTCTGTGTAT